ATAGATATCTCTCCAATTGGAAATAGGTATACCTGATCTAACTAATACAGACAATACCTGATATAAAGCTCCATTTTGGATAATTTTTAATGATTCAGGTCCTATCTGGGATTGACCGACAATAAACAAACTATTTTTTGGATATATGATATCAGGTTGAACACCATAAAATGCTCTAAAGAAACCTTCGGCAGAATATAGAGAACCTTTAATTCTATAAAAGTTTGCAAGTAAACCTGAAACCAATTGTGGATCAACAAAATAATCAGCAGAAACTAATCCCTGACCTATTTCATAAAATATTTGATTTAGAAAAGATAATTCAGTTGATCTTAAATCTCTTAATTTATAAAGATTTTGTATTTTATTATCAAAACCATAAGTAGCATCAGAATCCAACCAATCATAATAATATTCAAGAAATTTTACAAGATCTGGATATTCTGAAAGATAGTAAGAAGGTAATACTTCTTTTATCTTACTTTCGGTAAGATTTAAATCTCTTCTATTAAAATCTAATAAAGTTTGTTGTACCATTAAAGAGCTACTTGTGTCTTACCGTAATCAACTATACCTGATGCAAACGATCTGGTTGTATCAATATTTAGGACATAATTTCTAAGAGGAATAATTGTACTTTGATTAGCTGGAGTTGCAGTAATTCTAATATAATTTAATCCACCAGATATACTTATTGGTGCAAATCCAGTAATTGTTACAACGCCATTATTTTGATTATAAGAACCTATACTACTAACTTGGACATTATTATCTGTATCCACAACTTGAAGAGTATTTGTCCCAAGTTTATTTCTAATAATGCAAATTTTATTATTCAATGTAAATTGATTTGATGTAATGATATAATTAACATCATCTGGTGCTGCAAGAGCAACAGGAAATGATAGAGTATATGAACTTGATGTACCTAGAACCGGAGTAAATCTTTGTTGAATATTTACATCCATTCTTGAATTTAAAATGGCATCACTTAAATTATCAATTTGTGTTAATAAATTTGATCTTCTAAATGGTTCACCAAATACATTTAGATTAGTTGTAAAATAATTTGTAATAAGATTTGAAACACTATTCTCGGTAGTTTTTAATGTTACATTAGTTCTGTTCGGGTTAAATCTAAAGAAAGTTGAACACTCAAGAAATGTTGTAGTAGGATCAACAAATTCAGTATTAATTGTCATAATTGAGAGTGGTGTAATCAAGTTTGATTGAATACTATTTTTAATTGTAGTCTTTGCTGCTTCGGAATAATTATCAGGAAATTTTAAACTTACAAATACTTTTCCATATTCTGGTTCAGGTAAATTATCTTCTCCCCCCCATGCAATACAATCTGATACTACTGGATATTTAGTAAGAATTAAAGCTTTATAATCATCCGCGGTCACAAGTCTTTGCTGTGCAGCAAATGAAATTGGAGCATTTTGACGAATTGATTCAATTGATTCTTTGGCACTGGCTCCAGATGCTGCAGATGATGTTGTTACAATTAAACTATAATTTGTACCACCAATATCAATTTGATTTGATGCAACAAAGCCTGATGCAGTATTTGCAACTGCTCCATTTGATGAGAGATATGTAAGAACAATTTTATTGCCGGCAACAGGAGCTCTACCTGTTGTAATACCATCACTGAAAATTAATTCATAATAACCATTCGGTGCTTCTCTTAATTGATATAATGTTGAAGCTGTATTTACAGTTATTGCATCATATAAAGGTGTATATGTAAGAAAATCTGATGATGTTGCTGAATTAAATACATTTACTGTGACGGTTGAGGTATCAATGGTAGTATCAGGTACAATATAAATTAATCTATCTGTTGTGGAACCAACATAAAATGTCTTTGTTCTTAATGTACCTTCAACAACTGGTATACCAGTAGTACCATTGGAATTTAAAAATACATAATTTCCGGTTCCATCATCAGTTGCAGTATATGCTTCAAGAGTATAAAAAGAATATGTTACATCATCAACTGTAGCTGTAAATATTGAATACTTAGGAAGTGTTGCCGTTGTTGGTCGTCCAGTATCCGTATTTCTTACGGAAATATTTAAATAAGCAATTGCGGATGTAATTGATCTTGGATTATAACCAAGTGATTCAGCGTGTGATACAACAGATGATCTTAACTGTGCGGTATTAAGAAATGATTCATTTAAAGCAAAGTTTGCAATTAAACCATTAAAGTGTGTATTATGTGCAAGAACATCTAAGATATTTGATAAACCAGAGGCTTCAAAATTATAATCTGTAAACTCAGTTTGTTGAGCTAAATAAGTTTTTAAGCTATTCTTAATTGTGGCAAAGTCAAGCTGGGTTGACTGAATATTTGTAGCCATATTATCTTAACCTCGTAATGGTTGTATCAAGCGTTACTATTTCTTCTGTACTAATAATCTGAAATGTTACTGTAACACTTATGCTATTTGCATCAGGCTGTAGATTTGTTGCAACTTGTCTAACTCTTGCCCTTGGTTCATATTTTCTAATTGCTTCTCTAATTGCGCCATCAATTTCATATACGGTATCATTATCAACCAATTCAAAAAGTAAATTATTTAAATCGCCGCCGAATTCTGGCTGAAATGGTTTTTCAAATTTATTTGTTAATAATAAATTTTTTACCGCTTGTTTTACGGCAGCTGCATCGGTTTTCTTATAAATCTCACCTGATGGTTTTTTAGCAAAAGTAAGATCAATATCTTTATATAATCTATTACGGCTGGTCACCAATGACGCCGTATTTAAATTACCATCTTCAACTGCAAAAGCTCTTGTTACCATCTTACTTTTTTCTAAAAAGGGGGTTTACATTTTCAAAAAACATGGTATAATAATATAGTTCCTATATGGGGGTTATAGTATACCACATTATTTATATACCTTTTATAAGTTAATTTCCAAAAGATCCGTACTTGACATAATTGATCCATTATAACGTGTTTCCACATCTTTTATAAACCCACCATCGGAAACCTCATAATTGGAACTGAGTTCTGGCATAATAATAATAATCTGAGTATTTAATGCCCCATCAATAGCATATGTGTCATAATCCAAAATTAATTTTTCAAATACTGTTACTGTTTTTAAGTAAACAGCAAGATCAAATGTCTTTGCAATATCAATTAAGCCGTTTGAGTTATGAAATTCATATACAACTGCTCTACCTTCAGAACGTAATTTATTAATACTTGTTGACCAACCTGAAAATGCTTGTTCAGCATCAGTTGGTTGATATAATCCTTCCGCAACTATTAATCTATGATTATTAAAATCTGATTCTTTATTTGAAAGAATTCTTCTAAATATTTCTGCATTTGGTTGTAAATTTCTGGCAATTTGTTGACGTCTTGTTACAGGTATTTGTGATAATCTACCTTGCTGTCCTATACCACCAAGATAACGAGAAAGATATACACCTTCAGCAATAGGTGTTTTTCTTGTAATTATTGTTGAAGATGTAATTGGAATATAAGGTAAGAATCCTGTTTCAGTTAAATCATCAGGTACCAAGAATCTTGTATCTGAACCTGGGGCTCTACGCCCGGCTGGATTATTACCTCTATAAGGTTCAGGAGCACGACCAGATATTCGGGTAATATTTGGTGGATTTATTTGTGAATAAGATGGAGAAAGTGTACCTGATGCAATTGCATTACCAATAAATTTAGGATCATTACGAACACCTTCAGTTCTTAGTAGAGCACGGATTTCTGAAGTAGTAAGATCTCTAGAGGAAAGACCTCCAGTTGCATCAGAACGATTCAGCGCACGTAAGAAGTGATCACCAATATCAACACTTACTGTTACTGTTCCATATGGTGTATTATTTAAATAATTACTCAGAACAGTGGATGTTGGTTGTGATGTGGTTGGAGTTGCAGTATTTGTAATTGATCCGCCCCCAGATGTAGCTGCTTCACCATATGATTGAGCAAATGTATTTGCAGCATTACCATCCAAATCACCATGAAATGTTGGTGCCGTTACACCTTCACCAAATGTAGCACCTTTACCATATATTACTATATTTTCCCCACCGAATGTACCTGTTGCACCAAATACAGATAAATCAGATGCCGCAATATTCATATTTGAAGCACTTTGGAACATATTTGTTTTTGCGGATAGTCTAGTAGTTGCACCAGAAGCAATCTGCATATCACCTTGTGATGTATAACGTGCTTTACCTTTTGTAATTGTATTATTATCACCAAGAATAGTATTTGTTGAAGTTTTAAGGATAGTATTTGATAAACTACCTTTAATAATATGACCTTGATTACCTTCAGTTGTAGAACGATATGCTCCTTCTACATTTTCATTTCTATTTTCACCAACAGATAAATTATAATCACCAGCAACTGAAAGATTAAAATCTCCTGCTACTTGCATATCAACATTACCGCCATATATAATTGTAGCATTACCTTCAATAATAATTTTTTGGTCTTCGGTAACTGAAATGATTTGTTTCCCGGCAGAAATAATCATGCTACCATCTGATTTAATTTCTATACCATTACCTGTATTATGACGAAAAATAATACGTTGATTACCAGGTGTATCATCTAACTCTAAACTATGACCTGAACCAGTTGTAATTGCACGATTACGTGTACGCATTGATGCTACTGGTGTACCTAATGCTACATCAGTTTGATTAAATCCTCCGCCAAGATTTATTGTACTAACATCAGCACCATAGGAAAGTCTATTTAGACTTGACGTAAACCATGTTTGAATTTGTGGAAATAAACCGGTAGGATCTACAGACAAATCCTGCTCTAAACCTTGCTCTATAATAATAGGGCCGAGTCTGGCTATACGTTCCTGTAATTCATCATTAATTGTTGTCATACAACTACTCCTCGTGCCGCAATAAGTTCGGCTCTACTCAATGGTGGTAGGTCTCTATTATATGCGTATACATTTCTTTTACCAAATGTATTTAGGATATATGCGTCAACATCAAAACCCGGATCAACTTTACCACTCTGTGCAATTTGATTATGACCGAGTACTTGTCCGCCTGGAAATACTCTATAGAATACTTCAAGGAAATCACGCTGCGATCTCCATTGTGCATCATTAATTGATTCAGCTGAAATATATCTATCTGGATTTGGTGTTCCGGAAGTACAATTGTAACCGGCCACATGTGAAATACCAATACTATAATTATTGTGACCTAAGTCAGCAGCATGAGCTCCTTCAAGATTAATTGGTCTACCACGTTGAATACTACCATCACGTTTAATAATATAATGATAACCACAACCACTAAATCCACGTTCTAAATGCCAAGCATGTACATCTTCAGCACCAATGTGAGCTTGATCAATATAGTTAGCTGTCCAATGAATAACTGTTTCTGTAATTTCTCTTGTTGCTGTTCTTAACTCAGCTTCCAATTCTTCCATACTACCTATAATAGTAAATGCATATGAATTACTACTACTTGATCCCGGTCTTCGAACAGATGTATCCGTATCATTCCAAGTATTTTCTAAACTTCCTAAAGAAAAAACTGGTGCTGTTGAAGTACCAAATGCGCTTGTTGCTGGATTAAAT